CGACGGCCGCGATCGGCTTCGACTTGTACTCGCCGCCCGGCGTCCCGTAACTCTGGTAGTGTACTACTCGTCCAACTGTTGCTTTCATGGTGTCCTTCTTTCTGTTGTGAGGCAGCCCGTGGCCACGTTCCTGAGCTCCGCGAGCAGCGCCGCTTTGAACAGCGCCGCTTGCTCGTTCGCGTTCTGACTGAACAGCGCAATCCGCCCGGCGTGGACCTCGACGACCAGCGTGGCCCCAGCGCGTCGACACTCCGCAAGAGGCCCGGTATCGCGCCGCCAGGTCACGAGGACCGGGGGCAGCTCTCCGTTGTGCTCGGCGAAGGCTTCGCGCCCTGCGGTGATGAGTGGGTCTAGCGGCTCCGGGGTGGAGGCGCCGCAGCCGGCGAGTAGGCTAACGAGTAGGAGTAGAATGATCATGGTGTTCCTTTTTTCATGGTGCCAAGTGTGCCGGCACAGACTCGCTGGCACTCAGCGATCCCGACCCATACGAATCGGAGAAATCGATCGTCCCGTCGTTGTTGTCTCCGTCCGTCTGCCCGTCGACGAGCCATTGGCCGAGGAACCCTGTGCTACTAACCGGCGTGCGACTTCGCGACTCCGCCCAAATCTCCGCGGGAGTCTTGGGTGTTTCGCCGTCCTCCCACGCGCGGACAAAGCACATATCGCCAGTAAACGGGGTAGTTCCGAGAGCATTAGCGCCGAGATGCATACGATCAAGCGTGCCCTCGGCAGTCGTTGTTCCGGTCGCGAAGCGCATGTCCGTTTCATCTTCTGCCGCACTGTCTGCCGTCTCTCCGTAGCACCAGGCATTGTGCGTTCCGTCGCTTTCCACTTGGATTGCGACAAAGACCCACTCGCCACGATCGAAAACCTGGCGTGTAAACGGCGGCGTGAAAGAGAGCGACGCGCCCGGCGATCCCGAGACGACGGTATGGCGATCCGGGTCTGCCGATCCTTCAACGACAGCTGCGATGCCGGTTCCATTCAATCCGCCTGTGTCGTTCAGCTGAAAGCAGAATCGAGAAGCAAAATCATCGAGCTCTTCGAGATTCCGGATCCACATCGTGAGGGTCCACCCGACGGCGGGAAAACCCTCTTCCGTCGTACGGATTGCGGTTGTGCCGTCGAAGTGGCTGGACCCTAGCGCTATCACGCCACCTGGCCCGGCCACCCTAGTCCTAGGGCTGCCACGTCTGGAGCGTCCACCATTGCGACGGGCGTTAGGCACGTCCACTGCCACCCCTGCCGGGATTTGCATCGACATCCCTTTCTTCCGACGTAATCGAGTCGACGTCTTGCCGCTCTTCCGAGGTCAGTCGGCTCCGCTCGTCAAGCGCTTCAGCTAGCGTCTCCTGCACTTCGCGGAAGTCAGTAGTGATGGTATCGTCAGGCTCGTCAGTGAACCGTAAGGTGCCGCGGTGGACCACTCTGCGCGCCGGGTCGTCTTGCGGGACACGGTCGTCTGGGTGGCGACCGAAGCGCGGGAAGTCGGCTTGCTTGTGGAGTAGCGCTCGAAGGCGCGTGCCTTCGGATCCCGTGTATGTCGGCATTAGATCACCCCCGCTAGGTACGTGTGCAGCTGGGCTATTTCGTCGTCGGTAACCACGCCTTCATAGAGCAAAACTCTAGGCATGAGACCGCGGAAAGTGCCCACGGTCACACCCCCGAAACCGAATGCGTGGGTCGCGTCGCCCGATGACGGTGTGCCGCTCTCTGCGCCTGAGTCGACGCTAACGCCATCCGCCCATAACTCGCCGCCGAGCGCACTGCTGTACGTGGCAATAAGAGTGTGCCAGGTATTGATCGGGTCGGTGCCGTAGTCGTGGCTTAGATTAATGATGTGCGAACTCGCATTGCCAACGCGGAATTGGACCGCCGATCTGCCATCAGCGCCAGCCACCGCAAGCCCGAAGTGAAAGCCCTCGGTATTCGCGTTCATGGTCGCGTTACACCGCTGAAAAAAACTGGTATTGTCGTGGAAATAGATAAACGCGCACGTCATGCCGTTGACGCCGTCGTGTGCGAAGTTGAATTCTGAGGCGTCTAGCGTGCTGATCAGAATATCGCCGCCATCGAAGTCGGCGACGCCGGAGTTGTGCAAGGGCTGCGCGGTCCCGGTGGTTTGCTCGAGTAGGCCGCCGAGAGTGCCTCTGTTCGGTAGAGACACGATGTTGGAGCCGTCGAGCACCACGTTAGGATCGTTGGATACGGACCATAGACGGAGGGGGGCTGCGAAGTCGTCGGGGGAAAACCCCCCGGCGGCAGCGGATGCGATGCGGCCTCTCCGTCCTCGATTGCTAGATCGTCGCGCATTGGGCACGGTTCAGTACCCTCTCCACGATTCAGTGCCCTTGGATGGAGGAATGCTAGAAACGTGGATGTGAAAGTACCCTGTACCAGCGCCGCTAGGCGTACGGACGTGTAGCTTGTCGTAGGTGACTCCAGTAGGGATACCGGAGTTTCCGATTCTCTCCCTGCCTGAGGCTAGACGGAAGTGCTTCTCCGAGGACTCAAAAACCGGGTAACCCACGCCAGTGTTTGCGCCGTAGCCACCCGAGAGAGCCCCGCTTGCATGGCCCAGCGCCATGAGCACCGTTGCGTCCCGAGCGGCTACCGTGAGAAAATGGTGCTTTCCCGGACCGAATAGCTGACTGAGGTCAATGACCTGAGTGGTCGGAGAAACGGCATACTCCACCTGTGCCGTCATGCTGGCTGTGTTTTTGATCGGCCCCACGGGCACGTCTGCTTCGAATTGGATTATCGACATTTGGTTGCCTCCAACGCTTTCTTGTTTTGGTTATTTCCTAAGGTTTCCCGCGATCCTCTGGTTCATGGTGGGCTCTGCCGACGGCAGGTTAATAGCACGTCCACCGCCGCCCTGCTGCGCCTCTTGCTCCTGCTCCTGACGAGCCTGTTCCATCATGGCCAGGAACGACGGCCTAACCAGCGGGGCAAGCTTGCCTCCTAGCCCTAGGGTGAGGTCCAGCTGTGTCAGCATGCTCATGGGGATCTTTGCCCTCGCATCATCACTCAGCTGGAACTGGATGATGTCCATCACAGCTAGCTCGGACGCCGTTTTGAGCCCCGGGTATTGCTTCCAAGCGTACTTGGCCTTTTCCGGGTTAAGGCTGCCGGCCGCCATGTCGTCGAAGACGCTCATTGGATCTTGAGTGGCCTCGATCATGGCGCGGGCCGTCCGGAGTTCCTTGGAATTCAGCTTGCCTTGCCTTCGGGTCGTCGAGGTAGCTGGCTTGGGCAGGTCCGCTAGTAGCTGCTGGACTCTCTGCTGATATCCAGCAACTACGGCCGCCCCCATCTGTGGGTCCAGGCCCTGGATCGACTCCTCGATGTGCGCCGAGTTGTCGAGCGTTCCGAGCCGGGCCACACGGTCTAGGTCCTTCTCGTAGCGGTCATGCTGCTGGCTAAGCGTGAGGGTAGGGCGGTGGTGCGCATCCGCTATGCCGCGAAAGGCCGCCGTACGAGTCGACGTCACCCCTTGCAGCACCGTCCGAGCGACCCGCGGGATGACGGTAGTCTCAAGGCCCTCGGAGTACATTCGGGCCATGAAGGCGGAGCCGCGTTCCCTTACTTGTCGGTGAACAAGCGACGCGGCCACGCCGTGAAGCAATCCTTGCCCGATGTTGCCTGAGGCTACGCTACCACCGCCCACTGCCATGCCGGTCCACATGTCGGACGGCGATAGGGTACGATTGCCCAGGTTCTGCCCCATGGCTTTCTCTGCCCCAGCGCGCGCCGGCTCCAAGAGCGAATAGAGCTTTTTCACTTCTTTGTAGCGAGCGAACTCCGACGGCTTCACGTGTAGTTGCACGTGGCCATCTATCGTTTCGTCAAGTATCCGCTCCATCCGCTGGAACGATTCCAGTGCCGGCTTGGGCGGAGGCATCGGGCCTTTCATTTCCTGCTTGACGCCATAAACCTTTGCTTTGACCGACCTATGGAGCTTCCGGAGTCGATCGAACGAAACGTCTGCCCCCTCGGCCACCGACTCCATGACGCCCATGTACTGCTCCTCGATCTTAGGAGCTAGCTTGCGGACCTCATCCGAATCAGATGCCCGTATCGGGTTAAGTACCTCATCGTCCACCCGTCGAATGAAACCGTGAACGTCGGGCAGCTCCCCTGGCACATCGGCGCGCGCCCGGATATCGCCGATCTCCTGACCCAGCTCTTTGACTGCTTTCTCTAGCTTGGGCTTCAAGGTGTCGACGTTGTCGGTCATCTCGAGGAGCTGGTTCCCGTCACGAGTCTTGAACGTGCGGATCGCCTCGCCCACTTCTTGGACGGCCTCCTCACCTCCGAGCTTGCGCATGTCGGAGCCGCGCATATTGGTAGCTCTGAGCGCATTCTCGTTGGCAGCTTCTCGCGTGAGTAGCTTCCTTTTGAGGGCTCCCACGCCATGGGTCACCGCTAGCGTGGTTGTACCGGCCAGGGCACCGCCAATCGTCGCGGAGATCCAAACATCCTCGATGGCCGCTTGGTTTTCGTAGGCCACTTGCGCACCGGCTCCAGCGCCCTCGACGGTGGCTAGGCCGGCAATGGCACCCTTGGAAGCCGCGCCAGCAAGGCCAATGCCTAGGCCGGCCGCTATCTGCCCGCCAGCCCGGGAGAACGCCGACAGCGTCGGCCACGTCTTCTCTTGGGCCTTGAGTTTGCGGTCGACTGCATCGAACGTTTCGACGTCCCCAGCCGTGGCTCCGAAGGCCAGAGCCTTAATTGCCTCCGAGCCCTGGGCGGACTCTCCGAGATCGCGCCCAAACTCCTCTAGGCCAGACCACCCGGTAACGGCGCCAACGCCCTCCAGGCCAGCCGCGACTATTGGGGGAGCCCACATTGCTGCGTCTAGTGCGCCTCGGGCGAATTGCGTAAGGCCAGTAGCTAGCTTGCTGTTCTCTTGCTCTAGGCGTTTACGCTCGGCTTTTGCCGCTGCGTACTTTGCCGCATCCTCAGCAAAGAAGTCTCCTCCACCGGGCGCACCACCGCCAACACCTTGCTTTTCAGCGTCAGCTTGAGCCCACCTTTGTTGGACTAGTGCGAATTGTTCGGGTGTGAGGGCCATAGGTTATTGAAAAAACCTCTGCTGTAGAGATTTGATGTACCTTTTCTTTTCCCCCATGCTTGCAGCTGGGGATAGGACCAGCTTCTTACGGAGGGCCTCGGGATCTGTCATGGCGCCCTGCTCATCGAGCACTGATGTAGCTGACATGATCCACTCGTCTGCTGTCCTAGCGTCCTGGATCAGCATCTGTTGATGCTCTGGCATGGATCGGACGTCAGACCCCTCGCCCTTCCACCATTCCTTTGTGTTTCTCCACACTCTCTCTGGTGCACTGGCATGCTCGATTTCGTCTGGGATCTCGTCGTCTCCATACTTGTCGAGTATCTTTAGAGTCGTGTTGACCGAACTCATGACGGCCTTTGTTTTCTCAGAGCCAACTCCGCCAGCTCCACCCAACTTTTGAATTTGACCTGACTCCCCCAGCGTTGGAAGACGCAAGCCCCCAGGACTGCCAGCGCTCCCGCCAGAGTACCTCTGTGAGGAGGTGACCTCACCTTGTGCGGCCAGTTCGTAGCCTGCCAGCTTCTCGTTTTTGACCTGCGCGATCCTGGCTACGTTGACTTCCGCGGCTGCTTTCGCCTCACCTGGACGAGCCTTGGCAGCCACCATCCGCATACCGTTTTCCACCTGCTGAAGCCGTACGCTCTCCAAAGACTTGACGGCTAGCTCACGAGAACCGAGCTCCTTCTCCATCCGCGAAAGCATGTTGTCGGCCCTCGCGCCTTTCTTGGCGATCTCCTGCTCCTGCTGCCTGATATCCCTAGAGATCCTCCGGTCTATGGTCTCCATCGCAAAATTCGGGGTGCCGGCGAGAGCCGCGCCCATAGCCCCTAGTCCGCGGGCTAGATCGTCTTGGAACCCACGGTCCGCCCTCTTTGGATCCACCTCGGTGGAGGCGTACTCCTGAGCGTATTGTTCGTGTTTCTTAAGGTACTCTTGCACCTTTGCGTCACGGTCAGCGCGCTCCTGGATCGCGTCGGCCTCCCTCTGCTTTAGGGCTGCGTTCTGAAGGTCAAGGACCTCTAGCTCACCGGCGGATCTCTCTTGAGCCGTCTCCACGGCGCCGCGGATAGCGTTCCCCTCGGCATCGTAAGAGCCCTCGATTGCCTGAGTGCGATCATCGGACAGCTCCTTGCCTTCCTTGACCGTTTTGGCCGAGTTCTGCCACCCACCCTTGCTGCCTGCTCTAGCGGGCTCGCTGATGAGGTAGTCTTTCGGGTTGTCTGGATCGCCTCCTGGGCGGACTACGAACGTCGAGCCGCCTGGCCCTGAGTACATGGGCATGGGGTCTTGTGGTGCCTGCGCTTCTTGCTCTTGCTCTTGCTCGGGCTCCTTTGCTGGCCCCGCGAGAGGAGTCATAGGGGCCCCATCCATTCGGGCTGGACTGTCATCCCATGAGCCGCTAGCCCCTCCACCCGCATCGAGCCTGGATGCGGGTGGTGCTGGCGCCTGTGCTCCAGGGTTATACCCAGTAGGATCCCCAGCGTTGAACTGGTTCCCGTACGATGCTGTTTGATTTTGAGCATTGTACTCCTGCAAACCAGCAGCCAAGCGCTCGGCTTCCTCGCCAAATGCCGGAAACTTACTTCCGTCGTCTCGGTGGAAATCGATCAAGCCGTTCGGCTGCCGCGTGAAACCCTGGAACGCCATTAGTCCGCCAACCTCTCAAGCTCGGCCTGGAGCTTCTTGATCTTCGTGTTCAGCAGTGAGAGCCCTGCCGTGTTCGCCAAGCTTAGGCGTCCGGTGTCGACCATCTTGCCCTCTGGCGTATCGATGACAGCGCCGCGAGCCGAGGTCTTCTCTAGGTCCTGAGCCATGAATCCAAGGAATTCACCTTTGCCCCACTTGTCGTCGATGTATGAGTACAGGAATGGATCCATGTCTAAGAGGGACTCGTCGGCCTCCCGGATATCAGTCTTCAGGTTAATGTCGGAGGCAATCATCCCACTCGCTAAGCCAAGTATGCCACCGAGCCCTTTGTCTTTGGAATTCTGGGCCCCTATCTGAGCTTGGAGGTTGGAGTTAACTCTTAGTGCCTCCTGATCGGCTGCCAGCTGTGCCTGCTCACTCGCTAGGCCTTGCTCCATGGCCAAACCACCAAACGTGTTAGCTGATTGCGCGCCAGCGCCAGCAAGATCCGCCTGTGTGGCGTACTGCTGAGCTCCTAGGCCTGCCTGACCAAACGCCAGCGTGTTGCCAGCGGACGAATCGAAGATGTTCGCCCCCAGCTGCTGGGTGCCCAGGTAGGCGGCATCCCCGCGGCCCATCATGGCGTTGCCCGTGCCGAGGTAGGCATTGCCCGTGTTCTGGAGGTTCGTGCCAGCCGACAAGAGCCCAAGCTGCTGGGCGTCGTTGCGTCCTAGCTGGGCGTCATCTAGGCCTGCCTGCGTCGAGGCTGCCTGGAGGCCCAGAGTACCACCGGAGAAGTCCTGGCCCCGCACGGATGAGAGAGCCTGATTCTGGGTGCCGAGCGCCCCCGTCTGGCCCTGCATGGCCTGGAGCTGTCGACCCCTCCATGCGTCCGCCTCTTGGGCTCTCAGTATGGATCCCTGTCCGGCCGCCTGCTGCTGGGCCAGAGCGTTCGCTTCAACAGCCCGGTTCATGGCCGTGGCTCCGCCGCCCCAACCGCTACCAGACCGGGCTAGGGCCACGTTCTGCGCTAGGTTGCGGCTCGTAGCTTGGTCTAGCTGAGCCTGGGCCTGTGAGGCTCCTGGGCCTTGGGCGGCGTAGTCACCAAAGGCCTGCGCATTCCTCGCGAGGGCCCCGGCGCTATCGAGCTGCATACCGCGGGCTTGGTCGGCTTGGCTAAGCGCACGACCGACAGATGACTGATCCAGCTGAGCGCCCTCGCGGCCTTGGGCTTGCCCGGCCGTATTGATGATGCCTTGGCCGGTGTCAAAAGATTTGGTGCCCTTGGTGATCGCAGACCGTCCCTGCTGATAGGCGTTGTGTTGCATCGCCTCACCACTACGCATGACGTCTGTGGCTTGGCCCTCGGCCTGCTGCTGGTAGTAATCGCCCTGCTGCCCGAACTGATCGGCGTACTGGTCCGCCGTCCTGCTAGCGTCGCGAGTGATCCCGCTGTACTGCTGGTTCGACTGATCGACTGCGCCTTGGATCTGCTGGGTCTGATCCTGGATGTAGGGATTGTCCTCGACACCTTGACCCAGCGTGAAGTTATCAGTGTTCGGGGTTAAGGCCTGAGGCCCAGCCCCAAAGAGATCCTCTTGGATCCCGCCGATTACACCTTTGTCATCACCACCCCCGGCAAGCTTCTTGCCGACGCTTACTGCAGCCTTGGCCGGGTAGTAAACGACCGGCGCGGCCACCTTGGCAACGTCCTCTAAAAGTCCGTATCCCATTATATTCTCTCCCCATTGGTGAGGTATCGGATTGATCCGCTCTTCTCGTGCTCGAACACTAGAGAGGTGAAACGCACTACCGAGATTGCGTCCCCTGTGCCCTCGTACGGTGCAGCGTAGGCCTCCACCTGCCACCTCGTGCCCTTGTTGGCTTTGAGGTTGATTGCTCGGTAGTGCATTGGGTCAGACCCCGCGACCACATCCCATGTGCCCGTTTGGGTTGCCCCGTCCTCGGAGTAGACCTTGACGATTAGTCGGACGTTGCCCAACGCCCTAAAGACAACCATCACTTTATTCAGCTGGCCGTATCCACCACTACCGAACGGGCTTAGCCAGGCTGTCTTGACCTTCTGGACTACGGAACTGGTAGAGTCCTCGTCGTCACTCTGTCCAGTGTGGTCGAATAGTATGGGGTAGCCGTCCGATGCTTCATCGCTGGACAGCACGGCATTCCCGTACGCAAATGCATTGGGCCAAGTTCCAAGGGCTGAGTAGCCCGTTGCTGGCGTGGCTAGTTCGTCGACAGACCAGAAGTTGGATTCTATGTCGTAGGTTACGATCTTAGTGTAGGTGGTGCCTCCGCTAGAGGACAACGCGAACCGAGCAAGCGAATGCTGGCCATCGGTCAGAAAGGCCGAATCAACACAGTCAGGTAGACCTGCCTCTAGGACGGCCCGCACCATGGATCCCACTCCCTCAAAGATGGGACTGCCGAGTCCCCTCGGGAGCAGATAGAACCCATTGAGACCGAGGAACATGACGCCGGCGGGAGTCTCGACTACGCTGCGCCAGTCGACGCAACCAACCCCCTCCACGATAGCCCTCGGACCAGAGAAACCGCCGGCCCCCCGCGCGTCAGGCCCTTCCCCTACGATGCTGTAGATCGCAAACTTGGTGAACGCGATTACAGACCCGTCCATGTAGGACAGCCCTGTGCAGGCTCCAGGGAGAACGACTTGGTGGCTCCGGTCATCGGTGAATTGCACCGGCTCTTCGGGAATGATGAGCTTGGAGGCCTGAATTAGTTCAGGCCTCCATAGCCCGCCAAGCCAGAGTCTCTGCTCAGAGAGCATCATGAACTGACATGAAGGGGCCAAGTCGTTGGCAAGGGTCCCTCCGTCCGTATAGAGAATTTCGTTGTCCTCGATATCGGAATCTGTCTGATTGTCGTCGAAGTTCGAAGCCAAAGTGCCGATGGCCTCTGTCCCGGTGTCATCCAGCTTGTGGTAGGTCTCTCCCGCGTCGACAGTCCTGTAGATGTAGATGCGGCCCTTAAGCGGGGTGTCGTTGCCGTTGGCTTGGGATAGCGACAGCATCGACGGAGTGATGAAAAACGAGCGGTCCACCGTGTTCGTCACCTCGATCGGTACGCTTGGCGCCGATCGATGTCGTTGACCCAGGGTATCGACCCACTCATAGACGGCTCGGTATCTTCGAGTGCCTGGGGTGATGTCTCCTGTCGTATCCGACGCTTCCACCAAGGCCGGAGCGTGCACAAATCCTATCTCTTTGCCGCCCCCAAGGTTCCGGAAGTTCGTCGAGTTGTCATGCCGAAGCACTGACCAGGGAAGTCCAGGAAACTGCGTTGGTTGCCCCGCTGTCACCAACATGGATCCTACGGGCGCAACATCCTGTTGCGGCGTGTGTTCTAGCGCGTCGTATTTGTACAAAACGATCTGGCTACGAACCTGTGTGCCAACGATCGAATCATCTTGAGTCGTAAGGACATTGTCCCACACGAAGTAATAGGCATCAGAAGCAATGCCAATATTCCAAAAGGTGTTTAGCTTCGTCGCGACTGTCACGTCGTGCGCCTCGAACTGTGAGGAAGCAAGCTCGATGCAAAAATTCAGATTTCGAGACCCAATTGTGTCTGAGTCCCAGTGAAAGCGAACGAGCGCATACCGAGCCTTGATGGTGACGTCGTCCATTCGCGGGGAGACGTAACACCAGGCACGGTTATAGTTGTCGGGCTTGGTCACCGGAATGAAGTGGTAGGCGCCGACGTTGACCCCATCTAAGCCATCGTCGTTCGCGCGCCCGAAGTAGCACTGCACTAGCTCGCTAGTAGAGTCGTAGCGACGAATCACGAAGAAAGCGGCTTCGTCGTCCGACTTCTTGTCGTGCTCGTAGTGCTGACCAAAAAGAGCCGCTCCGCTGTTCGCTGTAGTGCCGCCGGTGATTGTTGTGGCGGCAAGAATGGACGAGATAGATCCGCCGCCTGTGGCGTGCAGAATGCGGTAAACGACATTCGTGCTCACCAAATAGGAAACCCAAATGTAGCCCGTGCGGGTGTCGCCCCAGATGCTCACAGGGGAGCCGGCCACCACGGTTTCATTAGTTGCCCCGTCAGACGTAAGGGCCAAGTCGAAGCGCTGCACCACGGCGTTGGTGGAGGCGGAGACGAAAATGAGTCCCCACTCCACATCTGCATGGGCGTTGAGTTCGGCGATATCCCAATCGGAGGTTGATGCTGTAAGCGTAGCCACCGACGCGGGAGCAGTATCGATGGTAACGTCCCCATCGTCATCCACGGAAACGACCATGGCTGTGAGCGTGGTAGACCCACCGTTCTGGTAGACTACGAGGAACTTTTTATTAGCGGTGCCGAAGTCGGTGACGGAGATTGCTTTGACTCGAATCCCCGCAGTCAGGTTCGCGTGATAGGTCCAGATGGCCGAACCGTTCGGGGACATGATGCGAATGTGCAGATCCCCAGAGCCCTCCTCAGGCTGCGCAATGAGCACGTTGTCGTTGTGGTCGACTGCACAGCACGGAGGGAAAGAGATGCTAAAATCGTTCTCGTACCCGGTAATGCACGGGATCTCTTGAATGGGTTTGCACGTAGACTGATGTCCAGCGAAGACGAACTTGTCGGTTTCGTCCGAACGCTGCTTTACCAGGACGAGACCATTGGAGGATCCGACCGCTGGGGACTTGCCGACCACGGATAGCCAGGAAGTCTTTTCCTGGTATTCGACCGTCCCGTCTCCAGCGAGCTTCTCTTGGGTGTCGGTGGTGCTGGCGTGCGCTACCGTCGCGGTGCCCGGCCGCTTCCTGAGCACGCCCCCACGAATCCGTACGTTCTCCGTGAGCCAAAAGGGTTTCGTTGAGGCAAACTCGTCCTCGCTCTGATCCATCCCACTCATGGGAATTTCCAGGACCTTATCCTCGGCAGAGTGGGCCACTAGATGTCCTCCTCTAGGGTGACCCCGTGCTGCTTATCACCGTAGTAGTTCTCCCCATCGAACAGGAACGAACTCACCGTGAGCGTGCTGTCTAGGACGATCCTTTTCCTGCCATTAACCAGAGCACCAGGAGCGTGGACGTACACCACCCCATTCGTCTTGGTGCGGATGATGGGCACGACTCGACCGGCCTTGGCCTTGTCCGGGGAGGGCAGGTAGACGTTGATTTCCTGTCCCTCACCAGGGGCCAGTCTGATTGCAGACTCGAAGAAGGCCTTGGCAGTCCCCGAGACGATGAGAGACCGCTCGATGCCGATGCGACGGGCAAAGACATTGCCGAGGTTATCGCCGTGCCTCTGCACCTCAGCGCTCAGCCGCTCTAGGTCCCTCTGCAGCTTGTCCGGCTCTTTGGAGAAGACCTGAGGGATTTGCAGACTACGTACGCTCCTCATGGCCTAGGGAGGCTCCTGCTCCTCATGCCGGACATTCTAGAGCCGAAGGTATCCCGCCCGACGTGCGCTCCTCCCGCAGATGAAACCTTAGTAGCGTTCCTTAGGATGTCCTTCCACGCTGCGCTAGCCTGCCGCTCGGCTAGAGCGTACTGGCTGGCGTAGTTGTCTCGAGTGAGGAGCTGGAGGCAGACATCCCATTTGATGTAGTCCTCCCACCCGGCTACGCCGTCCCAGTTGTCCCCATCATCTGACAGATCGGGTATAACCGGCAGGTACCACACAAGGTAACTCCAGGCCTCCGAGGGAGCGGGCAGGATAGCCACAGAGTCGCGCTTGATGTGAGCCCACGCGACGGGCTCACCCGTGTAGCCAGGGCCTAGATAGTCGTTACGCGCCGTGAACGGCACGTGGTCCAGACCGTAGGTTCTGTCGCCTATCGTGACATCGATCCCATACGTCCTCACGAGCGAGGGACTCAGAGAGCTGAGGTCCAGCACCTGAAATGGGTAAGGGCTCGTAGGCCCAACCACGAAGGTGCCCGAGTCAGCCACCAGAAATTGAGTCACGCCAGAGCTAGAGAGCCGCTCGTAGAACCGCTGACAGCTCTGATTGATCCGCCTCGTCAGAAGCGTAGGCGTGTAACGCCCAGCCGCATCGGTGCTGATATCGATCTGGTCGGCGATATCCGTCCGCAGCTGGCTGAGCGTTACATTTCTCGCCATCGGTTATTCTCCAAAGATGAGCGCTAGACTGTCCTTTTTGCCCTTCTGCTTCTTGCCCTTCTTGGGCGCCTCGTCATGTTCTTTGCAGAGGCGAACCGCTTCCTTGAAGGCCATGACGCGGTCTTCCGTCCAGTCCTCGTCCGGGAAAGCATGGGACAGCTCGGTGGCTACCTCATCCTCGTATTCCTCATCCTCCATGTCCTCGTAATCGTCGTCCATGTCCATGGGCCCCCCTTAGTAAGCAGCCGTCGGATTGAACACGAATTGCAGATCCAGATTCGTCCCAGTAGGCGGATTGAAAGGCCTTGCAGCCATGCTCGCGGGGTCGCCAAAACTCTGCATTCGAGTGATCTGGATCTTAGCGGTACCGCTCGGTCCGCCGACATTGCTTACGTTGACCTCGGCGCTGGTCCCGGTCGGGCAGCTCAGGTAAGGCAGAATGTGCACACCCTTGGACTTGGGGAAAACCAAGTCATAGGTGCCCGTACCCTGCCGAGTAGCAGTCACGCCAGGTAGGCCCACCACGGTAGCCACAAGCCCAGTCGAGCCTGTGAAGCGTACCTGTGCTAAGCCCACTTTAGCGTTCTGCCCCGCTCGGCCCGTGTAGCTGAGCGGGTATTGGTCTCTGTTTCCGATCTGATCGTTAGCCATTATTCAGGCTCCTTTCGTTGCCAGGTTAACGGCTTAGGCTTCGAGGTTGACTCGTCCCTGGTTGCGAGGAGCACGACACACGAGACCCGGGTAGCTCAGCAGACGGAACTCGTAGTCCGTTGTGGTGGCACGTCGGAGGAGGTGACCACCGCCCGACTCGTTGATCCCCTGCGGGTGGAAGAGCTCATCGAGCGAGTTCAGCTCCCAGTCCGAGAGACGGAGAGCGAAGAATTCACCGCGCGGGCAGTGACGATCCGAGTAGATCGGAATGACACCAGCGGGAGTCACCACGCTGATCTTCATGTACCCGAACTTGGTTTCGCTGTCCTTCAGCGGACGCTCCCCCTTGGCCTGCATGAGGAACGACAGTTCCTGGAAGGTCTCGGGATGCACGAACCCAGCCGTAGGAGCCTTGGCCCGGAATCGCCCGGTCATCTGGCTACACAGGATCTGGATGCGCTCGTCCATCGCTCGACCGTTGGTCTCGGTGGCAGATACACGACAGCCGCCGAGCGTGTGAGGATGAAGCGCGCGACTCGCAGACGTCACACCCCAGAGTTCCGGGGGCGTGTCGTTGTCCGCCACGTAACAGCGGATTCCCTTCAGAACGATGGTTCCCTCGTCGCCGAAGAAATCGGACTCGCGAAACAGATGATCGCCAGCGGCCAGGCCAGAGATGTCCGAAACATCGAGTTCGATGATGCCCTGTCCCGGGTTGGTCCCAAGGATCTCGGTGTAGCTGGGAGAGCCACGGAGAGAGTGAGAGGAATCGCTACCATCGCCATCGCCAGAAGCACCAACCTGCATGTTGAGCGCGAAGTTGGCGACCTGTTCCGGGTCTTGAAGACTAACGACATCCCCAGCGATAGAACCGACCTGGCCGATGCTCTGGCCGCCGTTGCCCCACAGATAGGTGGACATCGATTCGGCCATCTCTTCGTAGAGGCCATCGATCTCCAGCTTCTTGTTTGCGAGGTGAGCTCCCTTGTTGTTTCGGCTCGCCTTGAAAACCTTGTCGCCGATGTGGACGGTGCCGTAAAAGTCGCCAGCCTTGACGTTGAACTGCGTGGACGCGTTGTTGCTCGCGTTGGTCTGCGAAGTCGCAAACACACCGCCAAGTCCCTGCGGGTTACCGAGGATGACGGGTACCGGGAAGTACTCGCCCACCATGTTGGCGGAGCCGAGCTTCTGTAACATGCCCAAAAGCGGGCGGTCCGGGTACTGGAGTTCCTCGACGTAATCCTTGTCGAGGTACAGTTCTTTCAGAAGACTTTGAAATGTGGTGAACGTAGACGCCATGAGATTGAACCTTTCTGGGCGGTCATCCCGCCGGTCATCTCAGGGCGTCTGTCCCCTGGTGTACGTTCACGAGCTTCTTTAGGGACGCTCGGTCGTCCGTGCTTAAGCTATGACAGCACAATCAGTCCGAGTTGTCCAGCTTGGTTCGCCAGTGCTTCATCAGCGCCACGTGGTCTTTCGGCTTCCATTTCTTCGGTGCAGATGCCGCGCCCTTTTTGTTCGACGAGATCACTGAAGTCCGTGGCGCTTTTTTCTTCCCCGACTTTGCCGATTTTGGTTTCGCTTTTTCGTCATCGTCTTTGTCGGATTCCGTTTCCGTTTCTTCGTCCTCGTCCTCGCTCTCGTCCTCGTCGAGGGCCGCGGATAGCCGCTTTTTCCGCTCTTTTAGGACGTCGACCAGGCTCTGGCCTGTCTTGGGGTGCTGCCAGTGCAGGGCCTCCTCCACCGAGATTGTAGCCTGATCCACCGGGTCCCAGTGCTGGCGCTGGATCTCGATGACGGCCCCGACGAAGTGAGGATCGTCCGCCATGGTCTTGATGACCCGGTCCGAGTGGCCTTTCATCTCGGCTACCAGAGACGCACGGTAGTCTTGCACGGCTTGCTGACGCTTCTGCTCTTGCTTCTGCTTCTGCTCTTGCTCCTGACGCTCCGCGTCTTGCTGCTCCCGCTCCTGCGCCTTCTTCTCCAGCTCGCGGAGCTTGCGGTAATTCGGGTCCGCCTGCTGGTTCAGGATGGTCGCCTGGAGCTCCTCCCATGAGTCATGGCCCACCACCTTGGCGAGGCTGTCGTAGTCGCCAGACTCAACGGCCGTCAGGAACGCCGTCACCTTGGCTTCCTTGCCGCCGAGATCTTCCTGGATCTTCTTGGCCTCCGTCTGCAGTTCCCGCGTCTGCTGCTCGAGCTGTGCCCGGAGCTTGCGCTTCTGGGCCCGGAACGCGGCCCGCTCTTGGACCGTGATGCTCTTGCCCTCGATCTTGAAGCCGTGCTTCTCCGCTAGCTTTTTCAGCTTGGCGAGCGAGGCGGCTGTGCCTTTGGGGTCTTTCTTTGGCTCTTTCTCGGACTCTTCGGCTTCTTCGCTCTCCTCTGTCTCCGGCGCTTCCTCGGCTTCGGCGTCCGTTGATTCATCCTCTGTCTCCGCTTCCTCGGTTTCGGTTTCGTCTTCGGTTTCGTCCGGCTCGTCTGTGTCTTCGAGATATTCCGGGACGTCATCACCAAATCCTCCGTGCTTCTCCATCATCTCGTCGAACGAGGGCTTAGCGGCTGGCGCGGCCTCGGGCGTCGGTGTTGCTTCGGGTGTATCTGCCATGGTCTCAGACTCCTATTTCTGCTTGTGGTGGTGCAATTGGTTGCGCGGGTGGCATGGCCTCGGGCGGTAGTGCCGGAGCTGCCTCGGGTGGAGCCGCCGCCGGCTCGGGCTCCGGGGGAGTCAGAAGCTGATCGAGCCCTTCCATGTATTGGGAGAGCAGACCGATGCAGAACTCGGCCTTGGCCTTTTCTTTCTCGGGTAGGCTCTGCTGGTCGATTCGAGCTCGGAACCAGGCGGACGCGAAACGGCGCAGGGCCCCCATCTTGTCCATGACGAAGCCCTCGGGCGGCTCGTACTGGCTGCCGTCCCAACCATCCTCCTCATCGGCATCGAGGTAGCGCTCAATCAGGCTATCGATGTACTCCGACTCGGAATTCTCGATCGTGAGCTCCGAATCAAAGTCAGGCCAGCCAAGCAACTGCTTGAACGTCCCGGCGCTGATAACGCCGGACTCGAACAGGCTTTGCACCATTTGCTGCCTGCCAGCTGGGTCATGCGGCAGGCTACTGGCGGGGGCCACGGTGACGGTGAATAGGTCGTCCGGGTCGGCCGTATCCCACTTGATTGCTCGTAACAGTGACTTGCCCGGGTATTCGATCGCAAAGTTTGGATCTTCTTCTGCCAGCTCGCGGAGCCTCCAGACGTACTGGTGGGCCAAGTCCACATAGGCTTGCTCGTACCTCTGGGACTTGAGCAGCTGGCGACCTTGCTTGGTGTCGTTCAGCGTCATCATGGCAACGCCGCTCGATACCCCCTGCTCTCTACGGGCAGCCGCTGAGACTTGGCTGATACCAATCGCGTCCCAGAACTGCCGCACCTTGTCGTCGACGAACTTGATCTCCACCGGGCTGAACGGAGGAGTGGCCACCTCGGTGGGCGGGAAGCCCGCTTGGGGCTGTATCGCTACCGCAACGAGCTCGTCGTTGCGGGTGAGGTCGTCCGGATTGCAGCTGCCCTCCTCGTAGAAGACCAGCTTCCTCGAGGCCACGCGCATCCGGCATTGGAGACGGAAGTCCAGGTCGCTCGCAATCAGCGCAAGCTCTGCGCCCTCATCGGCAATGCCATGGCCGTAGATGCTGTCCCTGGACTTGTCCCAGTACAGGAACACGAACGGGAACCAGGGGGCCGTCCACTCCCCTGAGTCGACGAGCTGCCCGCCCACTACTGCCGCCCACTTTCCCGGCTCGTCATCGGATGCAGGTAGGTGGTAGGCGAACTGGAGCTCAAGCATCTTTTCGTTGCGCGCGGTGCTGCCGTAATCGGTGCGGATGTACTCGTACTCGGCTCCACCGTAAGTCTGAAGGTGAGGCCACCGTTCCTTTGCCGCGGTCTCACTGATCGGCTCGATCTGGAACAGGCTCCTAGGGTTCCTGCCTTCCCGGGGGTCGGCGAAGATGTCGTACGTCGGGATCAGCTGGTGGTCTATCCGCTTGGCTTCGGTGTCTGCCACTACCTTGATGGCTGCCAGACCTTGCAGCGCCGCGTCCTGGGCAGCGTCGATCATGAACGCCCAAACGTTGATGAACGAGGCCTGACGCTGGTTAAGAACTCCCTCGCAAATGCGGTCCAGCTTGTAGGCCTTTCGTCGCGTTGCCCAGGTAGCGCCCAGCGTTTGGAACTGAGGCTTAGGCTTCTGAGGCGCGTAGATGGAGCTGACTGCAGTGCCCACGGCGCTCTTGATGAGCCCGAGCCGATCCGGATGGACGTCCTCCTCAGCGTAGTTAGGGGGCCTCTTGCCCTCGTACAGGTGAAGGTATCGGAGGTAAGTGCCCCGCCGATCCTTCTGTTCCGTTTTGTAGCCCTCGATTAGCCTTGCTACTGCAGGGCCTATCGACTCGTCTGATTCCTCATGCCAACATGTCATTTCCGTTATCCCTCTTTGGTGAGGTCATCTCTGCCGGCTCTTTGGTGACCCGGCTTTTTTGATGAGTTTCCTTTTGTGTGCGTCTAGCTCTGCCTTGATTGCAGCTGGTGTGCCCGGCTGGGGCTGAACTTCTTGTGGCTCGTAGCTGGGGGCCATCTCCCGCGCGATGTACAGGAACGAATCACAGCAGTGATTCACGTAGCGCTCATCCTCCTTGCCAGTCTCCGGGTCGAACTGCAGGAGGCTCGCTTCCTCTGTTAGCTCTGTGCACTTACTATAGTGGACTTGCACCACGCCCGCTGCAATTAAGCTGCCGACCAGCTCCTGATATGCTCGTTTTTGAGTCTTTTCCGCTGGCTTGTTCCCGACGCCAAGCTTTCGGACGACCTTGGCATAGCCACCGCCTAGGGCCCCCTCGTCGATGACGATGGAACTCAGGATCCCCCCGAGGCCCCTCACGCGGGCCTGGATTGTCTGGATGTGGGTCGCCAGTTCATTGGGGTCGAGCCGGCTCCGCTTGTACGACTCAAGGACCACCAGTCTGCCTAGCTCCCTCGATGCCGCCACCAGCGTGAAAGCCGTGCTTCTCTCGCTGAACCCCAGGTCGACGCCTAGGCCATACCGCCACTCAGCATTGGGCAGCCCGAACGGCCTGGATGCGTCGACCGGCTGAGGCGCCCAGCCGTTGCGCTCGCGGGTGAACGGGTAGATGAGCGCGTGGGTGTCTCGGACCCAGAGGCCGCCGCCCTCCCGCATGAACGTCGGGTGAGTGTCGTCCCACCCGTTCCGGCGCTTGAGTTCCTCTAGCCACTGGGCGGCGTGCGGAATGTGCGGATTGTCGAGGACGGTCCAGTGGTGGGTGCTCCACTGCGCGATCTCGCTCGATTGTCCGGTCGTGGCCCCCCAGAAGTAGCCGGCGCACGCGGGGTTTGGGGTTCCAGTGAGGATCATCTGGCCTTGGAGATCCATCAGCGCCCACTCGGTGGCTTCTTCGACGAGCTCCCTGAGATAGGCGCCGTAAGCTTGGGCTTCGTCGATGACTGCGCGAAAGAGCCGCTCGCCACGGAGCTTGCGGACCTCGCTTTTTTTATCGACGCCCAAGAGCCAAATCCTGTGACCGTTGGGGTGATGGATCGCTAGCTGCCCGTCCTGGTACTTCAGCGCGAGCCCGAGGTGGTATTGATCATTCACTGCGTTCAGGCACTGATCCCAGATGACCTCTCGTGCTTTGGACCGCGTCAGACCGACGTAAACGCTCTTCTCGCCGGGCATAACTTCCGCGCCGTCGATCAAGAGAGCGCCCACACCGTGAGTTTTGCCGGCCCGCCGCGAGCAAACTGCCGCCTTGCGTGGGCTCTTGTCTTCGACAAAATCCCGTTGCTTCGGGTGCAGCGCTTGGACGAACTGAGGGCGCAAGCCTCCAGCCCGCCTAGCGACAGCTAGCAGCTGGGCCGAGATCTTCACTAGCCCTCGATAACGCCTAGGATCTCATCGTGGCGGACAACTCGGATCTCACCCTCCACGCCGTCAAGGGCCTCGAACGTCTGATTCACGTTGTGACGGACCGGCGAAAGTTCCCAGTCGTAAGTGTCGCCCGCCAGAGCGTCGACCACGACGCGATCTCCAGGATCCACTTCGTTGGGCACGAGGACACCGAGCGAGGTGTGGTAGCCCGGGCCACTGGCTAGGACGGTGGCAGCCCTGTGGCCTTTGGTCGTCCGCGAGCCCTGGACCAGGTGGATACCTCCACTGGAGACCGTATCGAGCGGCTCGAGCCGGAGAATCACGTTATCCGCGTAGGCCCGGATCATTCTCCGTCCTCCTCAAGGAGCTCTCCGAAGAGGCCACCGTCCCAGAAGATCATCCGCTTGGGAGTGCCCTCGGTCCTGTGGGTTGCGCCAGCCGCGTAGGTGATGACGACGCTACTCGGACCAAAGGTCTCGATGCTCGTGATGGGGCCAGTGGCTCCGCGGCCAGTCGTCAGCGCGACGGGCATCGCTGCGCCTAACGCAAGCTGCTTCCTGCGGTTCTCCGTCGGGTGGAAGACCCATGCGGTCTTGAGCTTAGTCGCCTGTGGTTTCGATTCTAGGGGGGCTGACCCCCCTGTCTTCTTCGCTGCTGCCATTGCTGATTTCCCCTTTGGTGGGTGGTTCGGTGACCTCGTAGCCATTGGCGACTAGGATGGTCCTCAGTTCCTCGAGTGAGGTTTCTACTTCGTGCTCGGGCGCCTCTTTGCTGAGTAGCCCGTTGAGTTTGGCTGATAGCTCGATAGCTCGGAGTGTGACGACATGCGCTCCGGGGTCCTCGATATTCGCGTACCAGATGGCCCGGACACCTCGGAGATGCTCTTCTTTGATCTCCTCCTCAGAGCCGTAGCAGAGCCGAATAAACCTCGATGCCTCAGCCGCCCACTTCTTGACCGCATCGTAGCCCACGGCGTAGCGGGCCATCATCTTTGCGTGCGAGTAACCAGGGCACCATGTCCCTTGCTGCATGTCCCGCATGATGAGCTGTAAGATTCGGTCCTTCTCCCTGGTATCTATCTCGACTGACGGTCTCTTGCCCTGTTTTGCGGCCTTCTTCTTGGCGGCATTGACCGCCGTTCGGCTCTCCTTTCTTGTGTCGATTGGCTTCCTGCGTCTGGCGGCCACGTCTAGCCCTCCAGGTAGTCTACTAGTCCGTCATGCAGCTTGACCTGTGGAGCCCACCCCAACGCCTTAAGCCGATTGGAACTCACCGCGTATCGCTGATCGTGCTTTGGGCGATTGGCCACGAACTCCACTAGCTCATACCTCAGCGTCTTGCCGATGAGCGCCGCTACTGCCTTGGCCACCTCGAGGTTGGAGAACTCTTCGTCGGCGCTGATGTTGTATTTGCCGGTGACGGCCGAACCGATGACGCCACCCCGGAACAGGATCGCCTCCACGGCTGTGCACACGTCGGACACGTGGAGGTAGTAGCGGGAACTCGGCACTCCGTCCCGTGCATGGATCTGGACTAGCTCCCCCCGTCGAATCTTCTCGGACACCAAAGGAATGAACTTCTCCGAGTGCTGGCCCCTCCCATAGACGTTGGTGCAGTGGCTGACCGCGATCTGCAGCCCGTACGTATTGGCCCAGGCCGGGCAGAGTTGCTCTGCTGCCGACTTGCTCGCGGCATACGGGTTGTTCGGATTGTGCGGCGAGTACTCATCGAATTCATGGGTAGCCCCATCGGCGGGCCCGAATACCTCATCGGTCGAGAAGTAGAGGACCCTGGCTTGTGGCTGATAGCTCCTCACCCACTCGAGCAGATGGGCCGTCCCCGTGACGTTGTCGGCCACGAAACTCATGGGATCCCGGACCGACCGATCCACGTGGGAGGCTGCGGCGATGTGGATTACGTGGCTGTACTTACCTGTGACGTGCCTCGGGTGGATTGGCGCTTTGAGGTCGTGCCAGACATGGCGGAAGGTGTCCGGGTAGTCCGCTACCAAGACAGCGATAGCATCGAGGCTACCGGCCTCGTCGATGCGATCGAGACTCGTCACCTCATGGCCAAGCGATAGGAAGTGACGAGCCACATGCTGCCCGATGAACCCGGCTCCCCCTGTCAGTAGTACTCGGAACTGGCTGGTTATTCTATCATCCATACTGATATTCTTTTAGCACAACCTTAGGTTGAGTGACCCTAACTGCGTGTAACTACTTGGGACTCACGCCGAATAAACGCGCAGCTCTGGCAGTGGGACGATGAATTTGCCGCGGTATCCCTGGGCACGCAGGCGCGGCATGATTTCGTCGGCGAAGTTCCAGGATGCGATGAGCAGGTGATCCGCATCATCGATGTGCTCCGATAATTCGATCTGGCAGTTCGTTCCAGGAATGAACCGGCCCACTTTCAGCGGGTTGTCGTCGAAAGCGCGAACAGGCGTGGTTCCAGCTGCGGCAAACAGTGTTGTCAGTTTTGCTGGCACGCCAAACACCTTGATGAACGATTCGCCCTCAAGCCAGTTCATCCAAGCGGCCGTCGTGTCTATCTTTCGTTTGAGATTGGCGACGTCGGGAATGTCCCCCATCGTCACACCGTCCAGCTGCACTCTCCCGTTGCGCACGTAGCAACGAATAGACCCACCCTGCGAAGCAACCCGATCCGAGTGCGTGAGCGTCATCCCATGCTCTCTGAAGAACCGCTTGATCGGACCAAGGTGGTGGTAGCTCAAATGTTCGTGGTAGATCGTGTCGAACAACCCCAGCCGACATACCTCCGGGAAGTACCCCACCTCGAAGATGAACACGCCGTCATCTGCGAGCAACGCCTTCACGCCATCGACAATCCCGTGCAGGTCGTCGACGTGAGCCATGACGTTCAGCGCGGTGATGAGCTTGGCTTTGCCGCTGTTCTTGGCCAGCTCCTCACCCACTTCTTGGCCAAAGAAGGCGTCAAGTGTTGGGATACCTTCCCTGGTCGCCTTTCTGGCCAAGTTCATCGCCGGATCGACACCCAAGACGCTGCACCCATGCCGCTGGTACTCCTTCAGCAAGCTCCCGTCGTTCGACGCGATATCAACGACCAGCTCGCCGGGCCCCGGATGCGTGCTTTCAGCCAGCCCCCGCAGGTGCTCTCGAAACACCGGACTCGTCCCGCTCTGGTAAGCGTAGTCCCGGAACAGCCGCTCGGGGTCGACCACAACAGGCAGCTGGAAGTGCCCGCAGTCGTCGCACTCGACGAGGTAGAGCGGGAATCGGTCCTGAGCTAGCGACTCCTCGGACGTCGCCATGTACTCGTTGGCGAGCGGCGTGTCGGGCAGGCGTAGGACTTCGTGGTATGAACCACCGCATAGGCGACAGTCCGTCCGTATTTTGAAGTCTTTTCCTGTCTCTTGAAGGTAGTCAGTCATTCGGAATACCCCGCGTGCTTTCGAATCTCGCGCCAAATGTAGTTAGGGATCCGAATCGAAACCTCTAGCGAATTTCTCTGAGGGTCCATGCTGGTTTCCTCTGCAGACCCCTCGCCCCAAACGTCTAGGAAAACAGCCTCACGATCGATAGAGTCCTCGTAGAAGTGCCACCGAAGCCCTTTCTTTTCGCCGGCTATGTTGTCGGCAAGTGTTCTCTTGGTACTCATCGCTAGTCATCCTCCAAAATAGCACTCTTCCCGTTCTCCAAGACGCCCACCGAAAGCAATTTCCCGCCCGCGCGGATGACTAAGCGGATCTCCGGACACACAACCACCGAGTCGGACAGGTCGTCATCGCTCGCCAGGAGTTCGCGCAGTCTTTCACGGAACCAGTGGTCGCGGCGCCCTTCGCCTTCGATCATTCGGAGGTCTGGGCCAGCGCGGGCGATGACTTTCGTCTGTGCGTTCGTACTCACAGCCGCACCACGTCTTTCTCATGGCTCTCATGATCGCGAGGTAGCTTGCTCATTGACACCAAAACAGTGTCGACCGGGAACTTCGTTCGATGCGCGATGCCTGGAGGCGTGAAGATGCACTCGCCGGATCGGACATTGAAGAACTCCATTTCACGGGGTCGATCTGGGGGCCATTCCGCATAGTGCATCAGTCCAGAGACTACATAGAGATAATGATAGTCCTGACTGTGTACGTGATTGGACCGCTCGCTG